CACACATGCTATCAATAAAAAAGCTTCCTTTGTCAATCAGAGCTATACATTCGCTACCAGTTCCGGATCCGATTAGTTTATACCTTTCAATATTCATGTGTTCACAGGCTAAATCTTTTAGTCTTCTAACTCGGACTTTGTCACCCACCTGTATCAAAACAATACCACCTCCTATCAAATATTTATTTGATTATCTAACTCTTCCAGATTTTCTTCAGTATATTCTCTAACGTTTTTCACATCTTTCAAACATATATTCTGCAAAGGCAAAAGGCAATTCTCGACCACAACTGGTTTCAAGCCTATAAAGATTATGATTGCAGAAGTAAAAATCCTTTATAAAGAATTCTTTTCCGCAATATGGAATCATGCTTTTGATGAAATGAATATATCCGAAAATCAATGCGTTACCACAATACTGTGGAGACGGAGTTTCAAACTCGCACTGCATATCCTTAAGAGATCTTATTCGCACTTTGTCGCCTATCTGATACATTAAAAATCACCTCTTTTCAATAGGTCATTTACGACACTACTAAAGATTTTGCGTAATTTTGGATTGTTCTCTATAACCTCATGCTTTGTTGTTACATTTGCTCTTTTTATGCGATTACTCCATACGATGCCATATCTTGCAGACATTTCACCATAAATACGCCGCAATGTGGCATTATACCCCAGAGAGTTGTCGCCACGCCTTTGCGCAAGAGGAGCTGCCACCATTGAACAAGTGACATCGATTAGTTTTACCGGTGTAAGATCTAATTTTCTTACATTCATATTATCCATAATGTGGTATGTAAATGTTGTTCTTTCAACAATTCTGGATTTTAAAAAGTCAAGAAAATCTTTGCCATCACAATGTCTTGTTTCGTATGTCCGACTAAAGCCCCATACACGGCAAAACTCATTAATAGTTTCATTGATAAGTTGTTCTGTTTTTCTACGTGCTGTCGTTTCTTTCCCAAATGTTTTTATTAAAAAATGGTTATATACATTAGTAAGCAAAACGCTTTTCCATTCATCCTCACCGAGCACTCTTCCAAGAATTTGTTCGTCGCGTGTTGCCCTTTCAATCTTTTTCATGTAAATCTATCCCTTCTTTTTTTATTATGTAGTTATATGAAACTACATATCAGTAATACTATTGGTTGCATTATTTGGTGACTCGTGCAGGAATTGCACCTACGATTCCATCCTGAGAAGATAGCGTCTTAACTACTTGACCAACGAGCCATAAGCCCATAAGGGCTTTTTAATACTATGGGATTATTGGAGGTGAAGAACCATAGTATGTATCAGGAATTACCCTCGCACTGTGGTTGGAGTGGCTGGACTCGAACCAGCGGAATGACGGAGTCAAAGTCCGTTGCCTTACCTCTTGGCCACACTCCAATATAGCCCGTAAAAGCGGGCATTTTTTACAACTTTTTGCCATCAAGGGTTTCGAGCATATATTCCGTCCAAGCCCAAAGCTGGATTCCATTTAATGTATATTCACCTGTATCTCCCCATCCTCTACGCCGAAGCTCTGTTATACTGTGAATTTCTCCACAATATATATACATTGATGGGTTAAAGCTTAAATATGAAATTTCGGGGCGTAATGGTTCATCTTCTTGATCGTTGTAACCATATTCGCAAAGCAGGTCTTTTTTACGCCTTATTCTGACTTCATTGCCGATTTTTAGCATTATGAACACCTCCCCCGATGATTTTGTATGGAATCTGAGTTACTCCAAGTTTTTTGGCGGCAATGTACCTGGCATAGCCGTCTTTCAAAATTTTGTTGCCCTTAGCATCAAGCTTTATAATTATGGGGCTATCGAAAATCCCATAATAGTTATAGAAACAGATAACCCTGTCCACCTTTTCTTTCTTTGGCGGATGATTAATGAAGTCTCGCGGTATGTATACTTTATCCACGTCTATAAGCTTTTTGAAGTTACTCATAAAAGCGGGGCGACTAATGTTTACAACTATCGCATTTATAGTTGCTACACCGTCACGCTTGGCAATTTCGTAATCTCTTCGACCTGTAATCAAAGAATATGTATCACGGGAATTTCGCCGTACAATTACAACGAGTTTTTCTTTTGTGCCGAGTTTTTCAGTATCGATGGACTTCTTGTGTACACTATCTGTAAGCATGATGTTTCTAATTGGTATAGAAATCGCCTGTGCCGCCATTCTTAACCTGAAATTTTTTATATTGTTAAAACAGTACGCCATAGTTTTTACCTCCTATTTTTTCATAATGGCTGGTGTGCCATTCGGGATTTGAACCCGAGACCTTTCGATTAAAAGTCGAATGCTCTACCAATTGAGCTAATGGCACATAGACCGCCGTGGCGGTCAGCATTGTAACCCATGGTTACACAGATTACAATTTGATTACAAAGTGGTGACACAATTCAATTGACCGTGTCATTGAAATGTAACTTGCAAGCTTTTTAGCTTGCATTTGAATAAAAAAATAACGACGAGTCAACCGAAGTCAACCCGCCGTCAAATATATAAAAATGGACACTTTTCAGCCTTGTGGATAACCTACGGTCAAGTTATGACGCACCTTAACCAAACTCAAGGGTTTTGTAAAATCTTAATTGTTGTGCTTTAAGATTTAAGCTTTAGACGATTATAAGCTTTGAACTTTCGTAATTAAATTTTCAGCTTTATGCCTTAAGCTTTATCTTATTACTCGTACAGGAATTGAACCTGTAATGCAACCAGTCGAGCAACAAAACATTCCCACAAAAAAAGGAATATCATATATCTTCGTATAGACTACGATAGCTATTACTTATATTTGAGGCCAGATTTTTATTATTTTACTTTGTGAATATAGCCTAAAACACAAAGGTCATAAAATTAAAGGTTTTCAAAAAGCACCCATTTTTTGCTTAGTACGAAATTTCGATTTCGGTTATAGCGTTCGATACGCTGATAGCCGAGTCAAAATCAATCTTAAACCTGTCTATACGATCGACAAGGTCGGAAATGATTTCGGCAGTGTCAAAACCCTCGATAATTTCAAAAGTGTTCGCCTTTATGAAATTGGCTTTCGCCTCCTCTATTTCCTTTGTAACAGCTTTACCGTCTTTTGAACCAAACATTCCAAGTACATACTCATCGGCACGCCCCTGTAATGTTTCGCCGTTCTCATAATTACATCTGTCCTGTGCAGCTTTAAGCTGTTTAGACATATGCTTCAAAAGATCTTCCTCAAATTCAATGCCGTGATTCTTATACTCTATAGCCTCGGCAATAGTCAGTTTCATACCCTGTATTGTGACTTCGGTCTCGGCATTTGAAAGCGTAACGGCACGCTTAATTGCCTTACGCCTTTTTATAAGGTCGGCTATTTTGTCATAGCTCGCCTTGAAGCCATTCTTAGCTTCTTCAATAGAAACGCCATTTATCTTTGTGTTGCTATGTTTGTTCTCAACCACAAATTTTGCGTCTTTGATAAGGGCGGGTATCCTCTTGTCGAGAATCTTAAGTTCGCAAAGTGCCTGATGAATCGTTATTTTTTCGTTAGTCATTTTAAAAACCTCCTTAGATTACCGCAGTTCGTGCAAATATTTAGAAAAATAGCCGCCGTTATTCTCACGGCGCTTAAAATCGCTTAAAAAGTATTGCATGAATTTGAATGTAATGCCGTTATAAACGTAAACGTCTATGATAATATCTAGATCGTCACATGATCCGAAATATTTTGCGCCCTCGTTTTTACACCATTTTGCCGATATTTTTATGATATCGTTTATGTTTTCATCGGTAAAATCTGAAACAATTGGGGCGTAAGTTGCAGATTTGTACACGCTTCTTTTGTGTATTGCTGGATATCCGTTGTACCTCTCGCGCTGAATGCACTCATATTCAGCCACTGTAAATAGATCCTTATAATTGTCGGGCATCTCAATGAGCGGAGTCGTAGGTTTGAACCCTGCAATAATGTTCATGGTTTAACACTCCTTTAAATTTTAAAATTTACAAGCCTTGCTTGCATTGGTGGCTCACACAGGATTTGCACCTGTACTCTCACTCGGGATAAGAGTCTATTTGAGCCATAGCGATGCAAAGCATCGCACCTCAGAAAAAGAAGGGAATGCCCAAAATGGGCTGGTGACTCACGCAGGATTTGAACCATGCAATTCCGCCCTGAGAAGGCGGCGTCTTAACCGTTTGACCAGTGAGCCATAAGGCGGAAAACTCCGCCTATGTTTTTATAATACTATCGCTTGTGTTTAAAGAATGATAATTTCGAGCCTATTATCACCTCACATTTTTTATCACTTGTTCAATAACATTTTTCACTTCTTCATATATTTCGAGAACAGTCCATCTGCGCCCATTGGATGAAGCACGCAATCCACTATAATCACCAGAATGTGCGTAATCCCAGCCGATATAGTAGTCGTCAGCATCTGTTATCATATGACAAAACTCGCTATTGTTAAGCAAATTAAAACCTGAATAAGTAAAGTCACCATGACAGTTTTGCGGAAGTTCGATATAAGACTTGTTGTAATACGGATGATTTTTTGGTATTTTAATATAAGCACAAGGATGCGTTCCATAGGAGATAATAAAAAAATCATATCCCTTATAGACATTATGACAAAGCATTTCTCGTTTGGAAACTACTCCATATACCATTTCAGTATATTCAAAATTAGCGTTAGTATTTTTAATCATTAGTAATACACTCCATTTATTTTACTAGCATCATTTCGGCACTCATTCTTGTTTTCTTATGACACTAAATTTATCCACGCCGTAAATAACGCCAAGTGAGCGCCCGTTGTCAAAATTGCAATGGATTGTGCCCGCGTCATCGACATGGTCAACCGTTCCAAGCGTATTCGGCTCAACTGGGTATGGATCATCAACCATTTTCTCAAGGCATATTCTTGTACCCTCGTGGAAAACTCTTTTGAGCCAAGATATCTTCTTGTCATTGTATAAACTCATACCTTACCCCTTTCAAACTCAATAACACCGCCATCGGCATCAACGACAACTGGGCGAATTGATAGGATATTTCTTGTGAATAAAAACGCACAGGCTAATGGCACAGCAATAACCGCACTCTCTGGCATAGCTATAGCCATAACGCCCATAGCAAAGCCGAGAACTTTCTGCATTATCCACAACACTTTGGCTGCTTTTCTTTCAAGTCTGCGGCTTTTATAGCTTTCTATGCGATTTTTAAGCTCTCTTTCTTCTTTGTCACGCTCTTCGGCGTGCTTAATAGACCTAATCAACTTTGTCAGGTCGTATGTATTATGTACGTTTTCAAAAGCGTCCATAAAAACACCTCCATTTTAAAATAATAATAATGATTTTCTGATTACGCCTGAAAATCACCATAAAATCTGGCGTTGGTGCGACTTATGGGGTTTGAACCCATGACCTCCGCATTAAAAGTGCGTTGCTCTACCAACTGAGCTAAAGTCACAAGTGCAGGTATCTCACTACATTCCCATATGGTGGGATAAGCACTGTACCTGCTATGCCAATTTTCTTTTGTGTAGCATTGGCAAACCACACAATGGTGCCGCTGACGAGACTTGAACTCGCAAGGATTTTACTCCGAGGGATTTTAAGTCCCTTGTGTCTGCCTATTCCACCACAGCGGCTTGTCTTGCCCACAACCCACAGAAGGCAAGTAATGTACGTCTCATCCGTACTTCCCTGCGCATTCAGTAACTTTTGTCACCGATGCGCGTCTAAGGACTGCAACGTCCTTTGGTGACTCGTGCAGGATTCAAACCTACGACTCCGCTCTGAGAAAGCGGTATCTTAATCACTTGACCAACGAGCCATAAGGCGGCTTTTGACCGCCTACTGAATAAAAAGAAAGAAAATTTAAAATCAACACCAAATCTAACGTATGTATCCCCTCTGTACGAGGGTTGGCACAATGAGCATAAATCACCACCTCCATTCCTGCTCATACCAGCCGAGCCCAATATTTCAATATCACCTAAGCCTTGCAATAAACCGCAGTAATAGACTTTTAGCGGGTTATGCCGTACTTAGACGCCGCAAATTATTTAACGTGGCTTGCGGTTACCACTTACTCAAATGAGCAAATAAAACACCTCTTTGATATAAATTCACCTGATAGGCAATTAAAGCGTAATGCCGTACTTGTGACAATATTCGACGGCTTCGCCTTTTGTGACAACTCCGTCATGTAATGCCTTCAATACGGCAATAACAAGCTTATTCATAAAACTACCTCCTTACCTTCTAGAAAAGTGCATAGATGCGCACTGTACTGCAAATTTTTCTGCCGCAGACTTGCCGCCATGACGTGGAACTTCGGCAAGTATTGATCGAGGACCCTGCTTGCCCGACTTTGGCGGATATTCAACATTTAAACGCCTTATAGCACATTCTGCCGTAATCATAGAATTAGTTACAGCAAACTGGTCTTTAAACCATATTTTTGTATCGTCGTAATATGTATAAAAAATTACGACTCTATCTTTGTGTTTTTGCCCATGATAGACAAAAAAAACGGGGCGTTTTACCCCGTCAATAATGAGTTGCCCTTGCCCATAAGCACCGCCCTTTAGGACGTGAAAACCATGAAATTTTAGCGGTTTTTGTGCTATATTTAGTGAAAATCTCACCGTAAAACCTCCCTTTTCTGATTTTAAAGACAGATTGACCCTCAAGGGCTTTTACTAAGTGACGCCTTTTAGGTCGTTTTGAGTAAAAAGAAATTCCGAAAGGGTCAAAAAATCCGCCTTAAAATTTGCACAAAAAAAAGAGCGACAGAATAACTGTCACTCAATGTGCGTTGGTGAGGGGCTTTTACAGATACCCCTCAGAACTGTTTAAATTAAGCCTTTACTGGCTCAGCTTTTGTTGCTTCTGGCTCGGCTTTTGCCGGCTTTTTAGTTGCCTTTTTTGCCGGTTTTTTGGCTGGCTCTACCTTTATTATTTCTGGCTCGGCTGACTCGTCAAGCTTTTTTAACTTCTCATAATTATCAGCGTCAAGTATACCCTGTTCGCTGAGATTAAGAGTTGTGGCAAGTGCAACCTCATCTTTGCATTTGCCGAAATTCAACTCTTTGAACAAAAAGTTGATAAACTGCAATACAGATACTGGTTTAACAGTCCATCCATCAACTATCATATCCCTGTTGATACGAACGTATTTGAAACAGTGAGCTTCGAGCGTATCAATATCTGTGCTCTGGCAGTGCTCGTCAACGTTCAGCCATTTCTTTATATTTTTGAGTTCCTCAAAGCAGGCAGACTTTGCTTTTTTTACATTGAGCTGATTATCCTCTGACGGTTCACTTGCGTTTATACGCTTCAGGATACCATAAGCCGACAGCTTACCCTGCAACGCTTTAAACGGACGCATCCAGAGGTTGAATGTTTCTCTGTCGAGTTCGTCTGAAAACAGACTTCTCGAGAAGTTAATTGCAAAACCGTGCCTCTCGAGCAGGGTATACATCCCCCTGATGTCTTTGCAGTTCATGCTCTTGATAAAGTCTTTTAAACCTGAGCACTGCTCAGATGTTGATGCGACTACCTCTACACCATCGATCGCTGATTTTTTGAATCCTACCTCAGCCAAAAAGTTGTTAGTTTTTGCCATAATTGACTACCTCCAATAAAATTTAAAATTTGAGCTTTAAAGCTCTATTCAAGCCCACGAGCCGACTGCTCACGGGCTTTATATAAAACTTTAAAACTACCCTGCTTAATTCAGGGCGTTTAAAGATTAAGCCGTTTTTAGTCGTATCAGCAGAGCCTTGCAAGCTCGAAGGCTGTAGTAGGCACAGTAAACCTCTACTCCACAGGGCATCACGCCTGTTTCTTTGCTCAGTTTGGCTCTCTGCTATTCCAATACCGCAAGGTACGATTTTTTACTGCTCCTATCGTCAGGGTATAGCTCGCCCACAAAATGCGGGAGTCGTCGCCAATACTCGCTGAAATTTCAAGCAGAGCCTGAGTTACTGCTGATAATATCACATTATGCAGGCTGTAGCAATGGAGCGGCTGACGGTATTTCACGCCATCTATAAATAGCGGTGATATTTCACACAGCTACATCAGCACTTTTTTAAAATATTTCACCTCCTCTCTGTAAACGCTGATGCTATAGATGCCCACTGCTCAGGGCTGATAATATGAATTTGTCAAGTTACTGGAGTTTAAAGAGGTCACGCTCTATGCTGTTACACGTCACAGGATGTGATGTTTGCTATTGGTTACTGTTGTATGTTGTAGCCCTCGTCCTGTCGACAATGATAGTATAGACTATATTGAATTAAAAGTCAATAGCTTTTTTGAAAATTATTAGAATATCAAAAACGCTTTTTTCTTATAAAAAGGAAGCAAGGGTCAAATTCAAGCTATTTTGATAAGCTTGCATGAGGGGTTAAATAAAAATATTTTTGTGCTCAAAACGCCCAAATATTAAAGAGTAGCCTCATCTTTCACATCCGCCCTATTTTCGCAATCTTTTCTTCCGCTCCCCTCCCCTTTTTCATCCACGCATCGTCACTTTTGCAAAAAATGCGATTCTTTGTAACGCAAGCTTTTAGGCTTATGAACGCAAGGTTTTTTGGTGACGCCCCCGAAAGAAAGCTTGTATTTCGCACATTTGTAAACTTTTTGTGAACGCATTTCTCAAAGGCATAAGCATTTAACGCCGACTTAATCTGCCGCCAGAAAGCGACACGCACCCGTGGCGCCGTTTCAGCCCCAACAATCAATCCGAGTCCCATCCTGCAATCGTGCGCTCAGCACGCTT